TGTTTTAAGGTCACGGATTAGGTTTGCTATTTGGTCTATTGTTTTTGATTCTTCATCATAGTGATTTTTACCATCATACCATTCATTAGTTTGATATGTCCAACTTCTCCATTGTTTACCGTAAATTGGACCTAGTTCACCCCAAGTTTCAGAGAATTCTTTATTAGTCTTAATTGCTTCTATGAATTCTTCCATATCCATTGGAAAATTTCCTTTATATGTAGTTACATATTTTTTGAAGGCATCTCCATTCCAAATATGACAATCATTATCAACAAGGAATTTGATGTTTGTATCACCATGTAAGAACCATAACAATTCTGTTACAATTCCTTTGAAATACATTTTCTTTGTTGTAAGTAAAGGAAACCCTTCTGACATCTTGTGTCTGATCTGTCTTCCAAATAAGGATAGTGTACCTGTTCCAGTACGGTCTTCCTTTTTTACACCTTTATCTAGTATTTCTTGGAGAAGAGCTTGATATTGTTTATCTAAACTATTCATAGATCTCAATAGTTTCTTTTTTATATGTCAGGGAGATCCTTTTAGTTGGAGTAGTCGGATCGTAGGCTCTTTCGGTGATCGCAAGGTTTTCAAGCTCGACATCAGTGTATCTCATGACCCATTGCAGTTTTTCTTCAAAGGTCATCTCTATTTCCTTTAAATTTATTCCAAATAAGGCTCCGAATCCATGACTCGTCTTTGCTTTTTCGATAAATTCTTCTCTAGTAAGGTCCATCTCATCTGCCATGATGAAAAACTCTTCATGGTGATTTTCTAAATAGTTCTGATACACCTCATCGATTATTTGATCGTATCTCTCTTTATTCATCTTCTTTAGTGTTTAATAAGTTCATCCAATCATTATCTTGTGCCATCACCCACATGTCGACTCCTCCCAGCTCCTTGGCATTTTCACAGCTTCCTTCTAGTACAGATTGTGAATACGTAGTCGCTACTCCATATCCGTCCTTATGACACTTATAGCAGCTTCCGGAGAATCCATAAAAGTAAAAATGGCGATCATCCTCTTCCACTTTAGTGATTCCACTGTTCATTCTCCAACTGTCCCCATCAAGGTAACCTCCTGCCCAGCTAGCAAAGACCTTGTGATAAGTCTCCTCTCCCTTCTTAAAGCCAACGATGACCCACCTTTGTGGCGTCTCAGATATGTTTCTTTCCTTATTCATCTTCCAGGTCATCCCAGGTTCCATTAATGTAAATAGCGTATAGACCAAACGTTGTAAAACACTCTCCGTTTCCATCCGGAACCACCCAGCATGCGGATCCTCCATCATCGTACCCGCTCACGACGTTATGCTTTAAGATCCAGTCCCCAAACTCTATCGCAGATCTTCTCCTTGCTTGAAATACTTGAGAAGCTTGAAAAGCCTTGCGAGAATCCGCTTTAAGTTTTAATTGCTGCCACTCATCATCAGTTAAGGAGTCCAATATGATTTCTAACGCAGATTTATCTGCTTTTGATTCTTCTTTTTCAAACATCTCTTCCAGTTCTTCTTTAGATTCCCACTTATAGTCTTTGTTTAAGTATCTATCGTGAGCGCAATGCTCAAGCCAACAGTCACAAATGAGACACTCACCATTATGATCGAACTTACATGGAGCAGGACTCATGACTTTCTCCTTATTAAGCGAGGATTCTGTTCCAAGATATCACAACATGAAGCCAACACTTCCTTCCAGTCTGGATCAAACGTAGCGAGACTCTCTAATTTATCTCTAAGGCCACCTCGATCTATCTCGTATTTGGAACCTATGAAATCAATTAGTTCATCCCTATCCACCTTCATTCCCTCTGAGATGCTCGGATAGGACCATATCCTTTCTCTAGTATCCTTTATCGGAAGCTTTCCCTCGATCCAATCGAACATGTTCTCTTCAGAAAGGACCTCGACGTTTTCTCTGTCCTCGTCGACTATGATGAATCTGCCCTCCTTCTTGTATGCTATAAGGATTGGCCCCTCACTGTTTACCAGCTCAATGTATTCCATCTTTACGTTTTTCCTATTCTTTCTCATGTTTTGCTTTTTCAAGTCTATTGATTAACGCCTGCACTTCTCCAAAATCATAGAATCGTACAGGTTCTTCAGTATTGAATATTTCCACATACCATTTTCCGTCCTTGACTCCATCGCTCGCCACTGATATGAATTCGAGTCCTTTTGTGACACAGTATGTATAATAATGATAAGGCTCCCAATGTTGGTCTTTGGTGACTTCCTGTCTCTCAAAGCCTAATAGCGTTATTTCTTTTTCTGTCATATTTTATCGTGTTATGCCCAGCTCCTCCAGAGTCTTTGGCGTATAATTAACTTGTTCGCATGAGACGCAGTGATATTTCTCATGAGGCACTTGCACTATAGGTTTGCCGGATTCCCATTTTTCTCGAGTGACCACCTTTTCGTGGATGTGACCGTGTATGTTTCTGGAAACCCGATAATCGAGTTCCATTGGATGGATCGGTGCATGCGTAAGAAAGATGCCCTTATATTGAATCATGCCAGCAACCTTATCAACGTGTTTTAAGAGTTCTGGAATGTCCTTTGGCATGTCATGGTTTCCTAACACGACTATTTTTCTTCCAGACAGTTCATCTAATCTAAAGTACCACTTACTGGTCTCCATCGTGACATCTCCTAAGATATACGTAAGGTCTCTCTTGTGTACGATTGAATTCCACATGCTAATGATGTGTTCATCATGCTCTAACTCGTCCTTAAATCCACGATGAGTCGCCATGTTCTTGTGACCTAAGTGTAAATCAGCTATGAATCGAACCTTTGACATTATCTTCTAGTTAATTGGACTCTTCGCTCAGGACGAACCGTTTTTTCTACTTTGAAACTAGGTGACGAATACGAAGAGATCAGCTTGTGAACTGTTCCGTCTCCAGGAATCCCATTTATTATCTTTCCGTGTATAGATCCCTCCTCAAAGGTCACTTGTCCAGGGTCATTTGACACGGTCAGCGGAGCGTCATACTTGAAGACTATCGAGTTTACAAGACCGTCGATCTTTTCTAAAGAGAATCCATCGAAGTTCCAGCCATTCGCTTGAATAAAGGAGAATACTTCCTTTCCAAGGTGACCCATAAATACGATCTTTTTAGGATGCGTTAGGTTTTCTTGAGTCAGATCATCAATGTTAGTTAGAATAGCATTGAATAGTTCTGAAGCAAATACCGAATCCTTTTCTTTAGGTACTGATAGTCTCATGATCTTTTTCTTGTTTTAGTTCTTCTGCCATCTTGCGTAATATAGAGTTTGCCCTTGACGTAGATGTTCCTTCCACCCACATGTTACCGTTTGTCGTGCAGTGAAAGACTCTCTGCCCATCGTCCATACAAGAAAGCTTGTAGTCAGACGACGCTTCAGCAATCACGCCATAATGAAAGACGAACGACTCTCTTTCCCAGTAAGTAGACTCGGCCTGCGCAAACCTGCACAGGACGTCGTATACTTTTTCCGCAAGGCGAGTCGGCATCCTTTTCATCGGCGAGTCACAATTCCCATTATCTTCGACTCTTGAACTGATGCTACTGCACACTCTGCGATTGAGTCTCTAAATCTATCGTTTAGGATCTCCTCAGCCTCTGAGATGGTCTCAGCGTCGACAATGTACTGTTCATAGACTTTCTTGATTCTTCCGGTGTTGTCATCAACCGTTTCAAACTTTACTTTTGCGATATAATACATAACTTTTAATTTTATATTTTATACTTTTTCAAGAGTCTCAAGTTTTAGACTTCGCGCTTTTTTCCATGGTTTGCTTTAAAGACTGGAAATCTTAGTGAGTGGTTGCCATGCTGGTCAGTCGTTTCTTCAAAATACTGCACAGTTATAGTAGCTTCCATGATCTCTCCACCGTTTCGATAATAGTGTCTTCTCTCGTCTAGTGTGAATCCGCTTCCGACTTGTACCTGTGAACCCTTATGGTCGATTGTTACTGCGCTTAGCATCTGCTCCTCAACTTCTTTGCCGTCGACTATCACTCGCTGTGGGCCGATTATTGCACCAGTGACCACATATTCTGCGTCGAAAAACTCCTTGATCTTTAACATGTCCTTAGACCTGCCAAATTTGTATGGAGCGTCCTTTCTAGCGATGAGCCCTTCCCAATTAAAGTCCTTAGACTGACTCTTCATCTCATCAAAGGAATCCTCATCGATTATCTTTATCTGTGGAAGTAACTCCAAGATCTCAGAACCTTTAAAATCGTTGAACTGAGAGGGTCTCCACTCTATTCTCATTGAAAAGAGAACTGAAGATTCTTCACCTGCGAACTCAGCATGTTCAAGTATATCAAATATCCAATACTTTGGATTCTCTATGGTGTGATCCTTACGTTGGATCTGCTTCAGGATTCCCTGGAAGTCATCTGAGCCATCTTCATTCATGAGACATATTTCTCCGTCAAAGACTACGTCTGTGATCCCCAGGCGTCTTATTTCGTCCGCTACTTTTCCTAGCGTGTGAAACTCCTTGCCGTTACGTGAAAAGAACCTTACTGAGTCTCCATGCACCATGCAGATGCAACGAACTCCATCCAACTTTCTAGAAAGGTACCACGATCGATCGAATAGATCTATGCCCTTTACCTTTGCCGCATCGTGAGCTAAAGCGACCTCAAAAGTAGGAATGAATTTTGGATTCACTCGATTTATTAGAGTAACTGTCGCTCTGGTCTCAAGGTTTCTGTCGATTATCTGATAGATCAGGTCCGCCCACTCCTCATAATCCTTAATGAATCGGTTTGCTGCCTGAATTGCTGCATGTCCAGTCATGTGACGCTCATTAAAGTCGTCTAGCATCAAGAATAAGTCATCATATACTTCTTTCGGTGCAATAAGATCGCTTCTCTTCTTAAGATTGGTAGAAGTTACTCCAAAATTCCAGTAAGGCTGATATGTATAAAACAGTACCCTTTTGATGAAGGGATGATATTGATACTTAGTAAGAATCTCTACCTTGTGGTTGGTTGAGTTTGACGAGTTCATCTCGTCAACGAACTCTCTAAGTTCCTTAAAATCTTCTGTGTGGTGCATTGTTTTTTCCTTTTAGCTATGATACTAAACTAAAAAGAAAGTTTACAATTTGGGTGCATATTTTTCTCGCACCAACCGGCTTCAAGCTCTACTGCAAATCGAACAGGCTCCTTGCTATGGTATTGAGGAACTTGATCCTCTTCAACGTCGTGAGCTGGATCCATTGTCTCGTGACCAACGTAACGCATGGAGTCATCAAAAAAGATGACGTCTAGTGGAAATCTAACGTTCTTCATCCAAAAGGATAGAGGTTGAGGTTGATCGTAAACGAAGAGCAAACCCTGATTTCCAATGGGTCCAGTCTCATGGTGCATGTAACCTTTCATTTGGCTCTCAGGAGTGCTTGCAACCCTAAGCTTTAGAGGAACACCAGATATCTCGGCAGAGATCTCCTTGCCATCTATCTGATTTCTCATACAGTACGACTCAAATAGAGGAATTTGGAATATTTGGGTTACTTGACTCATATTTCACTATTCCTCAGGTAAGGGCTTTGTTTCTGGCTCTAGAGCAGAGATTCTTCCTTCAAGATCTTTGATTAGAGCTTGGATCTCCTTGATGCCCTTTTTCTTAGATTCCTTTGATTCTTTTTTGCTCTCTTTCTTGTCATCACCTATTTGGATCTCAGGATCTTCCGGTTCTTCGCCAGCGTAACCTGCAGTGTAATCCATCGGTTCTCCACTAGTTCCTTCAAATCCAGAGTTAGGCGGCTGGCTTTCCTGACCCGCTTCTCCCCAAGTTTGCATGCTAAAGTCCATGTCAGAGTTTTCATAAAGCTTATGATTCTTTAAAAACCCAGTAAAATTATGTATTTTCAATTGGGGACAGACTTTTTATTATTTATACAAAAAAAGCGAATGTTTCCATTCGCTTTCTATTATCTATGTTTGATATTTACTTTGCTGCAGCTGCTGGAGTTGCCGCACCTGCCTCTCCCTCTTCTTCGTCGCCTTCTTCAGTTTCAGCTTCTTCGTCTTCTTCCTCTTCAGGCTCAAGTTTTTTAACTCTTTCCTCAAGGTCTTCAATCATAGCTTTAAGGTCTTCCATAGTAAGCTCCTCTTCAGCTTCTTCTCCGTCTTCGCTTTCAACGTCTTCAGTGTCTTCAGCTTCTTCGTCTTCTGGATTGGCACCATAGTATCCAGCACCAAAGTATCCGTCCTCGTCATCTGGGTCAGCTGCTTCTGGTGCAGAGTCCATTCCAGATTCGTCCCATCCGCCAATTTCATCACTTTCGTTTAGGCGGCGAGCTCTCATAAATCCTGCAAAGTTTTTTACTTTCATCTTTAATAAACTTTTTTATTATTTATCTACTACTTTGTAGAATTTTCCTCAGACTGCAACTTTTCGATAAGTTCGTCTAATTTCTTTATTTCTTCCATTGCTGGGCGAAGCAACATTGAGACTGCAAACAACCTGTGCGCTGATTCTTCTCCTTTTCCTGTGACTCTTGCCAAGAAGAAGTTAATTGACTCTAGTGTTGTTGACGGAAGAGATATTCTTTTTCTCTCGTTAGAGGAAGAATCACCCGATTCCTTAAGCTCATTTGAAAGGTTAAGTAGAGCCATTAGCATTAAATAAGCCTCGTTTGGCCCCTTCCACTCAATCTTATTATTAAGTAAGTTCTTTACATACTTTAAATCTGATGGAGAGATCGAGATTTCAAAGTGACCCATTCTAGCTTGAACGGCCTTATCTAACTCACTCATTTCTGCTTGAGGTTCCTCAGAGATTTGAGAATCATCCATTTGAGGCTCTTCCATGATTACCTCCTGTTCTTCAACGTTTTGTGTTTCTTCTGACATAATTTAATCTTTTAGTTATTAAACTACTCAGTTATGATTAGGTTTTAACTAAACTAGATCTAGATTCGCTGACACTTCCTTAGCCTTAGCTAATGCGTCAACTCCGCCAGGCATCACTCCTCCATGATTGGCTTTAACTGCGGCAGTTATCGCTGCATCCTTGCTAGTAAAGACATTTGGATCGGACACGTCGTGTCCCATGGTCTTTAAGTTATTCTTAAAGAAAGCGATTGCTGCTTTTGCCGCAACTGTTATGTCATTGAGTAGGTCCGGATTTGAGACTAAGTCCATTCCAGTCTCCTTACTGTATTTCTCATAACCAGTCTTAAATGTTATTCCATTAAATCCTCGGCCCCTGTACTTGTAGCCGTCTCCTACTGCGTCATTTCCGGTGTTGAATCCAAGAAAGGCTTTCGCCGGTGGCCCGTATACTTGATCAAAGAACTTAGAATCATCTGCTTTAATAGAATTGAGCTGTTCATCAGTCAGGCCCTTAACTCTTTTTCCAAATATCTTTCGTATTCTATCGTTGCTGGTTTTACTATAACCTATCTCATTCTGTGGAACGAATCCGCTCTCCTTTCCAATCGTTGAGAGTATCCCTATTTGTGCATACTTGTTAGTTATGCCCTGTGCTTTCATCTCATCTATGAGCAGGTCTATGTTCTTTGCTTTTTCTCCACTGTAATTCGACTTGATATTCTTTGTTGCAAGGCTAGGGTCAACTGCTGTCGTTGTACTGGCCGTTGTGCTAGCTGCAGCTGTTGTAGTCGTTGCTGCATCTGACTGTAACTCAACCTTGTTTCCTTGAGTGTCCATGAGGTTGCCCTCAGAATCAAGGTTAAATGAATGCATGAACCACGATTTTGCACCAGGTCTAGCTAATGCATACTCAACGTCCTTTAATTGGATACCACTCGCTCCTCCTGGCATCATAGTCACGCTCCACTGTTTAAACATTGGATTGTTGAATAACTTTTCAGCAAAGGTGTTTCCTGCGATCGCAGTAGTAGCAGATGATACTGGCGTCGTGGATGTTGCAGTAGTTGTAGTATCAGAAGAGTCTGACTTCTTTACTCCTACGTGAATATGATCGTAATGATTCTTTACTTTCCAACCTACTTGATACCTATATCCTCCCTTGACTACGCTAAACCACGATCCTCCCTTGTATTCAGGATGACCGAACGCTTGCATCAGGTGAGCTAATAGGGCGTCTCCCTCTGCACCAGCACACGCAAGATCGACCGCGTATGCGTCTTGGTTTCCCTCATAGTGATCTGAAGTGTTACCGGAAGCGGTCAACTTCTTAGATCTCTTTTGTGAAGAAACAGTGTTTGACTTTTTATAGGTCTTTGACATAAAATCGTTTGCTAGTGACGCAAACCATAAGGCTCGAGGCATAGATCCTCCCCAGTTTCCACCATTGCCGCCAGTGACTGCCTTGCCGCTGTCAACTGTGCCTATTGTAAAACCAAAGGTCTGGTCTGGATACTTCGCAGCTGGGTCAAAAGCAACAGCCTCATTTAAAGAGGACCAAGAATTAAAATCAAGCAATCTCACTAGAATCCTTTTTAGTTATTTATCTAAGCTTAAGTGTCTATCGAGTATTATTAGTTGGGCGCGATTCATTATTGGATACGCTTCTTTAGCCGAAACAAACTTTCCCCAATCCACTTCTTCTAATTGAAGCTTGTCCTTGGGAAGCCTCTCACTAGAGAGTCCAAGCTCAGAAAGGTCGTTTATCTTGCAAACATAGTAGATCATGTGACCAGTTTCTTTCATCTTCTTATTGTAGAAGATCACCTTGTGAGGTTCTGAATCCAACATTTCAGGTGAAACGTCTATTCCGGCCTCTTCTCTAAACTCTCGAATGGCGGCTTCCATCGTGTCTTCACCAGGTTCAATTCCTCCTTTGGGAATTCCGCATGTTCCCTTTTGCCAAGAAGAACCAGTCGGATGGATTAGCAGGATCTTGTTATCCCAAATTGCTGCGATGCCTGCAGCCACCTTAGGAGATCTTTTTGGAGAATCATCAAGATCCTCATTGATAAAATCATTAAATGTTAGAATTGCCATGTTTCTGTCTATACGAAGCCTTTTGTCTTTCTCTTCTCCTCTTTATGCTTGGTTTTTCAAATTCCTGTCGATCCCTTAATTCATGGACCTGCCGAGTCTTTTCTACCTTTTGACGGTATTTTTTAAGAGCCCATTCTATCTTACAGTTTGAACACTTAACTATTAACATTAGCCTAAATATTTTTCTAAAGAAATTATCCCACTTGGTTTTAAGAGAAGAGAGTCGTAATATCTCTTCTTATAGTAAGGTTTTACGTGGGAATCAAACATTTCCTTCTTAAACCAGTTTGGAATCTTACTATTGTAGTGTTTTTCATAGGCCGACTCGTACATCTTAAGCCCCTGTGAAGGAGTAAGAGAACAGTCCCTAGAAACGGACTCTAAATAGATCTTACCGTTCGCTTCTAGTAAGGAGACTAGATAAAAATCTGGTCGATATTTTTCGTTTATCTTCTTGCATATCGAAGAGGCTTCATCCAAGTATTTAAACCTAGAGAGATCCACATCAAACGGGATCTTATTTACTCTTTTTTGTGCATGCAAAGGGCGATCCCCTGAGGCCAGAATCTCAAACCTAGACAGAGGAGTTATCTTTTCTTGAAACTCGTCAAACCTGTCCTCTGACTTTTTAAACTTTCCATATGTCTTAAAGTCAGTCTCACCGACCTTATTGATCCCAATTATGGGAAACTTCATCTTTTTTACTAGCGATCTATCCTTCACAGTTGATGGAAAGAATGTGGTGTCCTTAAAGTCTTGCCTCATTTGTGCACGATCAGGCAGAGGTTCTCTGTTGTAGATTACGTTGTGAAAGTTTTCGTTTATAGAACCTGATGAAAAGGAAAAGTTGTTCCAGGGAATTATCGGCAAGTCTTCATCTAAACTAAATGCTTCGTTTGCAGTCTTTATGACTCTAAACATTCCCAATCCATTAGCAGTAGGAGAGGCTATTGCCACTCGCTGGTTAAATCTCTTCGGGTCACTTGAGTATGCCCTAGAGTAGCTATCAAAATTCTTTAATCTCACTTTCTAAAATCTAAAAAACTTTTGGCTCTACTAAAAAGAGATTTTTTCTCTTCAGGAGCTTTGCTTGCGTATTGTGAATAATATACAGGCTCTGCGGGTTTAGCTTCCTCTGCTGATTTTTCCTTTTCTCCTTCAGGAGAGGATGAGTTCTTCTCCTCCTCTTTCTTAAGATCATCAGCAATTGAATGCTCAATCTTATCTCCTTCTGATCCTGGAGTAACGTTTCCTTTTTCTACCTCCGCCCAAAACGCGTCAAACTCTTCCATCACTGGCTCGTTCTTGAATTTGTCGTAAACTGCAGGTATAATTGCAGGTTGACCTAACATCTTAGCGTAATTGTTTTGATATTCAGTCATCTTATCGTAGACTTCCTTATCACTAGAATCTAACATTACTGAAGGTAGGTAAACTGCACCAGTCTCCTTCTTTTCCTTAGTGATGCGATCGTTTATCCAAGAGTTGAGAGCGGCATTACCGTGTCCCTCAACCTCAGACTTAGGCCAACCACTTGCATCCCATTCCTTCCCAGTCACGATCTTGTATATCTGTTTACCGATAAAGAACGGTAAAGCGGCTGACATGGTTTTTGTAGCTTTAGGTATGTTTTTAAAGTATGCTTTGAATCTGCTTCCAAACTTTGCGTTACTTCCTAGTCTAGCGACTCCCTTTTGATATTTCACGAATTCTGCTGGAGTCGTAAATAGCTTAGAGACATTAGACGCATCCTTTCCGTATCTAATCTCAACAAAACCTGATTTCACTAATTTTTCAGAAGATAACGCTCCAACTTTCTTGCCGGCATCATCGAATGCATAGATAACTTTACCGTCATTGCTCATCTTAAATGTGTTGCCGTTGACCATTCCTTTCTCTAACTTTTCAAGAGCCTCTTTAGTTATCTGTGTATCGACTACTTTAAGTCCAGTACAAAAGTCTGACATCTTAGTTCCAAACTTAGTCAAGGCAGATGACATCCCATCCAATAAAGGTTTTAGGAGTGTCCCTAATCCTGGAATCCAGCGAACTACTTTTGATACTCCACCGATAAAGCTACCTAGAATCGTAAGAGCTTTGGATACTGCCCCTCCAATAAAACCAGCAACATTCTTTAGGAATTTCATCGCTGGGCCAGACTTCGCTGGTCCCATCTTAGCTACGGCTTGTGCGGCATCCGCAGTCTGACCTTTAGCTAACTTAACGAAGATTGGGTTTGCTGCCTTTGCTGCACCCTTTCCAAGCTTAAGCATGTCTCCTCCTCCGACTACTACCGCCGCGATTAAGCTGATTGCTGCAAGAAGCCATTCTCCTCGAATCAAGTATATGATACCGTTTATGATATCAGCGGCGACTCCTACTCCTGGGATAATGAAATCTCCGACTACTCCGATGACATCCAAGACAAAGTGAATTATTCCTATGACTGATCCTCCCTCAGTGATCGCGTTCCATAAACCCTTTAAGGTTCCCCAAAAGCCTCCGCCTGAATCTCCTGCGTATTCTCCTCCACCTAGTGCAGCATCAACCGATCCGCTCATTGCCGTAACTGGATCACCTAGCGCAACCGTTGATTCGCTGATGAGCGATCTCATGTAGGACTTGAAAGTCTCAATAGATTCAGTTATCTGAGGGGAGTTTGGAAATATCTTTCTAGCGGCCTCTAATATCTCATTGTGACCTCTATTCATGGACTTGTAATAGTTAGTAAGTCCTCCAGGTCTAAGTATCATGTCAAAGTGAAAGCCAAAAAGCTCACTTTCAGGTATGCTTCTTTCGATCGTTCCTATCGCGTATGACTCATTAGTCACGTTATCAAGAGTCAGCCTTTGTGCGATAACTGGTCCTGCAGTATCAAAAAAATTATTTGCTAGAGCAAGCTTGTGTCTTTGATGATCGTTTAATTGGATCATATTTAGAGTATTTATTTCTTATTATTTATCTTATTTGAATACTTTTTTACATGAGCCGTCTGAATAAGTTACGATTAGGATCCCGCTAGAATCTAATGAAACCTCCTGTCCAAGTAGATTAGTAACCTTAATTATTTTCTTTATTGATTTCCGATTGTCTATTGCAATGGGTCCAAATTCCTCGTATTTTCCGTCTAAATCAAATTGAGTAAGGACATAATAATTTATTTCTGGAGAATACGTTTTGTCTATGATTTGATAGGTAAGAGGAGTCGTGCTGTTCCCAGCTGCGCCGACCGTGCCGACTACCTCATATTTAGAAGTATCACCAGTCAATCTCTTTATCATATAGTAATCAGTGTTGTGTTCACTAGCTGTTTTCCATGTAATGGTGTTTGCCTCCTCAAAATTCTCTCCATCAAAGGATATGAGCTCAATAGGTAAGGAGATCGGCGCAATCTCGATAAGTTCAACGTTATCTATCCACCATTCTTCACCTGCTGAATTTATTCTACAGTAAATGTCGACCGCGACTTGAGTGATGCCAATCGGCAAGTTTAAAAGAATCGTCGATGGACTAGTTGAATTTGCTCCAGAAGCAGATTGATATACGTCTCCTGCAGGAGCAGCTGAATTAGTAAAAGATCCGTTGGCAGTATGAGTGATTGATCCAGTAGAAGTATACGTCCATGTAGCATTACTGTTTCCAGTTATTCGTAGCTCTGTCGTATAATTCACTCCTCCGTTTGTTGAAACTTGAACTGATACGTAATCGGCTGCGTCGACTCCTCTAGTAGTAGCAGTTGAGTTGGAGAAAGTATATGAGGCAAGTTTAAACTTAAATTGATATTGATATGCTGAATTCAAACCTGTCACATTTGGCATAGAATACCAGTCCTGTTCAATGGCCGATGATCCGTTACCTAACCCATAAATAACGGCGCTTTCAGTGGGAGTGACAGATGCATTAGTGTACCAGTTAGCAGTAGCAGCGGGAGTCCACCAGAGACCTGCCCAGTTCCAAGTTTCCATGTAATCGTAACGAATGACTGTTTGGGAATTTAAGCCTAAACTTATGATCAAGAATAGTAATAAAAGTCGCATGATGGGCTGGTTATTTTAAAAGCTGGTGCTCTTAAAATTATTTATTGAGCCCGATCTTAATTTATGACTTTTTCATGTAAGCGGTCTACATAATTAACATAGTTATCCACGAAGTGAACGTACGCTTGCTTCAAACCTGTGTCATCACACTCTTTCAAGTATTTATAGATCTCAATAAAATCATCTAAGTTATCAAAAGAAAAAGTCTTACATAAGAACTCAAACTTGTAGGATACTGGGATCATCCCAAAGATCATGGCTTCAAAGACTCTTGCCGGAATGAATTGAGCAGTATCATACTTGTCTTTAGTCACGTTTATCATTAAGGTTGAGATCTCGAGCATCTCCCATATGCCTGCTCTATCGTTTCTTGGAACGTGTGCTGCAGTTTTCTCATGGCCTGAATAATCTGATGCTTTACAGATCAAAGCTAATGTCGATCTTGCGTCGTTATTCGATTCAATCCAATCTATCACTTCGCCAAGAATAGCATTCTTTGAGTTTCCTGCCTTGTACTTGGAAGTATCGATATTTCCATAAAAGACGCTCACATGACTAGAATAGTCCTTAGTCGCTAAGTTTATCTCAACACACTCCTTTAAGAACCTGTTAGATATTCCTGGAAAGTCTATCGATGGAACAGATATTGTGACTTTATGTGAAAATTTTTCAAAGAAGGAATCAGGTAGGGAGAGATCAGTGTCCAAGATGACGATCTGTTCTTTAGAGTATCCGCTATCAATTGCAGTCTGAATGATTATTTCAAAGTCTCTAGCGTCCTTCCATTTTTTAGCTAGAGTGGAAAGGTTTCTAAATCTAGCCTTTAAGAAAAGCTTAGAATATTTGATTGACTTAATATCCTCAACAACAGTTTCTATTCGATGAATCGGAGAATCAAAGAGGTCAGCTCGATATCCAGCAAAAAGCCTACCTAATGGAGTGTCTGGGAAACCACTTAGTTTAGCCGACTTAATTACATCGTCTGGATAATAACTGTAAAAATCGAATTTTTCACAATTAAAAGTCTCTTTTATTGAATCGACCAGCCCTATCTGATAGAGGCTGTGTCCGGGAGAATCAATGTCATGTAGATCAAGTAGACCAAAATACGCGTATAATGCTTTCATATCTTATTTTACTGGATTTTCAGCTTGGGTTCTGGCCCAAGCCAAGTATTTTGCTAGGACTCCATCAGTTGGATTCACCTCAAGGTTGCCCTTCATAAAGATCTCCCATGAGTCCTGCGCATACTTGCCTATTCCATATAGTTCTTTAGGTTCTTGCCAATTGAGTGTGAGCCAGTCACTTGAGAAGCGTTTGATGGTGTTTGTACGACGGTTCCTAAAGCCCAATGGCGCCAGGAGCTCAGCCATCTCATTAAGATCGGCTCTTTCCGCTTCTGACGGATCCGGATATCTCTTAAAGAATTCGTCTCTTACCCTGTCTACTTGCTTTCTGGAGGTACAGTTTAACATGATACAACAAACGAGCACCCGCCATGGGTGCTCGTTGTAGATCTCTTGAAGAAGCAGGTAGGGGCTTACTTGCTTAATCATTTTTGATCGCCACTACGTGAGTGATAAAATTCTTTCCATATTCCACTGCATCAATCTTTCTCACAACGTCAAAGTTGTTCTCAAGTATGGAAATTATCTCTTGAAACTTTTGTACGCGATTTGCTTTAAGAGGCTTGTACATGAAGTGATATTCAACGATAAAGACTCTGATATTTGACCAGTCAGTGACTGCCTTGATCAGTTCATACTCAGCACCCTCAACGTCCATCTTGATGGCAGTCGCTCCATGATTAGCGATAGCATCGTTAATGTTTATTGCAGGAAGGTGCATCACTTCCCTTCCTCTGATCGGAAGTATAGAGTGTTTTCCAGAATCAGTTGAGATGAAGAAGTCAATAGTCTCTTCATTTCCTGGGACTATTGCCTTTTGGACCACTTCACACTCTGCTCCAACGTTGTTGATCGCGATGTTCTCGATCGCAAAGGAAGCATTATGTGGCAACGCTTCATATGCTAAGATCTTTTTTATCCTAGGAAATTGCTTTGCCATTCTTACTGCAAAGAGTCCGATATGGCCTCCAACGTCCAACCAAGTATCCTCTTGATTGAAGACTGCATTCACGTCCATTTCAGGACCGTATGCAGCTGAGGTTAGCGGCTTGATGTATTCCCCACTCTTTGGGCTCTTTGAGACATTCGTACTCACATTGTACTGTATCTCATTTAGCCCTTTTCTAATGTAGAACTGAAAGTCCGCGTATCTCGTCTTCCAATCAATGAGTTCTATTTGATTGAATTTTTGAGCTGTCTTAAAATCGATTCGAGTATCCATTAACTAACTTTTCTATTTTTGTACTTCGTTAGTCGTTTTAGTTTCGAGTCTTCCTTTTTTTACCCTCTCAACTCTAAGAGTGCTTCCAGTAAGAACCGTTGCAATTTTGACGTTTTCTCGCTTTGAGATGTAACTTAATGCCGCACGAATGTTAGTCGCTTCTTGCTTACCTGAGATTCCAGAAATCTCAAAGTAGTTGCCTAATTGCATCTTAGTTAAACGGTCTTTTAGGATTCGGTGACGAGAGTCTGTCCTTTTTGCCTTTTGAATCGGGCCGATCACAATTGAATTTTTCATAGAAAATAATTTATTTTTGATTATTATACTACGAAAAAACCTAAATTAAAAATTTTACAATGATTTTATTTTTTGATCCTAACTGGCTTGAGCTCAGACTCTGCGAAAGATCTCTGGTCTGAACCTATTAGAACTAGATATTCTCCATTACGATAAGAATAGATCTTTCCAATCGCGCGACCAGCTCTGACCATTTGTCCAACTTTAAATTTGCTCTTCTTCATGTGAGGAGTCAAAGACTCGTTAGTTGGTCTATTGAGAATCACCTTAATTGAAACATAACCTCCACCAAAGTCTTCCTTGATGATTCTAGGACGATTGAAGTAACCTCTTATGTATCTTAAATATAACTTTAACCTGCGGTCGTCATCATAGTCGGCCTTTGCTGGAACGAATGAGAATGATTCTATATCAGGATTATTATTAAGGTAATCTTTAACTATGTCAATGACCGTCGACATCACAGTTAGCGGATTTCCATCATTGGTTACTGAATCCCTGTCGCCATTTGCATAGAACTCAACGTTCACGTCCTTTGCGTCAAATGTCCTAGTTAGTTTTACTAGATAGTCTGTGCTCGGATTGAGTGAAAATATATAGTCTGTCACCCGATCTCTCTCATCAACTAGTTCCCAATCCATTGGGGTGATTGCGTGCCTAGGATCTCCAATCTCAAATATTTTAGAACCCCAAGATAGATCAAGAGACTCGCCTAATTGGGAGTCTCTTAAAAACTGATCATATGTTAGTACTTTTCTTGTCATTATCGATCTTGCCGTATGCATCGCACGTCGTTTGAGATGATTTGCAGCTAGCGAAACTAAGAACAATGATTATCGCTATTAGCTTTTCCACGCCAGACCGCTATTTTTATGAATCAAATTCATCGATTGATCAATCGATTGTTTGTGGTATACCTGTGAAGTGTCCATAAATGATTGAGCGTATGTGTATACATCATTACTTGATCCCCAATAACCTGTATAGGTACGATTTATGGTAGCAAACATCTTCCAAGGGTTAACGTTTTTCGCTATTGCCATAAAAGCTGCCTCAGCTGCCGCTTCGTCGTCACTAAAGTTACCATTTGCGTTATAGATAGTCTTAGCAATCACCGCAGGATCAGTGTAATTCTCAATAGCGTTATAATCGTAAGCTTCTGAGACAGGGTGACTTGTAGGATTACCTAAAATGTCTCTTTTGAATAAGTCAATTCCAACATAATCGTGCTTCAAAGAATTGATAGTAGACTCAACAGATTCTCTGATTCCTTCTAATTTCTTGATTGCTTCTGAATCTAGATCAGGATTTGAGATTGCTGCCTGTAACTTATCCATTACCGTACTTAATTTAGCGATGTCTACATTGATCTCGTTCTTCTTTGCTTCGATCTTTTTGTATGAATTGACAGTCTCATCGATCTTGCTCTGGAAGATGTTGCTAATGTCGTATTGAAACTTGTTCATGCAGAACTCATACAGCTCATATTCGTCCACTTTTTTCCAGTCTCTTTCTACTGCATTTAGTTTTTCACAGACATAGTATTCATCATTTAACTTGAGCACAGTTGCTTCGCTAAGTGTTCGGTCATTCGTAAGTTCCTTAATGAAATCAAAATTGAATAAGTTCTTAGTGTTCTCAAAAAGATTTACGACTCTTTGTTTTACAGTAGCATCCTCTAATGCAAGAGCTTCCATGATATTTATGCTTTCTAGACCGTCTACTTTAGATTCATTCAAATACAGGTCTAATTCCCTTTCATCGTTTGACTTAAAGCTGATGTTGAAGTTTCTGATAGAGCTAGAATCTACTCCAGTTCCATCCAAGTTCTTTTTGAATCCTAACGTAGCGAAAGACTCAGCAACGCTAAAGAATCTAGGAAACTTTTCTTTTACGTAGTTAGGATCCACTTCAGCGATCTTAAAGTTACCGTCAATGAATACTTGAGTCTCCTTTCCAGTAAGTCCCTTAGATTCACGGATTGAAACGAATCTATTGTCCATATAAACGATTAACCCGTCCTTTGCTTTAGTCGCAGGAGTGATCAGATTAGTTACCTTAGTAAAAGAGTCACCCTCACCTAGAGTAAAGTATCCCATTTTCTGAGATTCTAGGACTCTTAAGTCTGAGATCAATTGACTTACTAAAGGAACTGAAGTTCCGTACTTCAACTTAAGGATGTCTGAAGTATAAGACTCACTGATTAGTAAGTTTTTAAGATCTGCACTAACGCTTGCGTAGTTTTGATTCGGCATTGAATCCATAGAATAGATCGCATTCAAGAAAAGAATAGTCGATTTGTTCTCATTCAAATACCTTTTTACTTTGTTTACTTGAGCTTTAATTGTTGAATCGTAATTGTGCTGTGAAAAAAATGTAATAAAACTCTCACAAAGCGCAAAGTCAGGAGTTCCCATATCAAGTTGAGACTTAAACAAGTCTAGGTTTGTCTTGATTATTGGGTTTGATGCTGCATGCGATTTTTCGATTGCTGCGATCTTTCCAGAAAGGTTTACCTTCTTTGCGACCCCAGTCACTTGAGATTCAGGAGTCACCTCAGCTCTTCTAAATTGCTCTAAGATCACATCAAGATTCTTGTTCTTGATCTTAGCGTTTATTGAAGAGATTCCTGTCTTCAGGTTATTGTAAATGGCCGCCTCGCTTTCTCCTAAAGAAATTGATTTGTCGATTGATTCAGTCAACATTTTTACAAGCGGATCTGATTTAAGTCTACTGTTAGTCTTAAGTTCAGTAATTATCTTGTCTACGAAGCCTTTCATTTCGTGCATATTATTTTTTTTATTTATCTTAATAAATCGTCAATTCATTAACGTTTCTTAATTTACTTTTTAGTGTTACGAGTATTGGGTTGGATCGATTTTGGACTAGGCGTACCGAATTTATTGACTATTGACGCTAATCCAGTGCCCTTAACTTGACTGGCAGAAGCGAGAGTATTCGAAGTGTTCGATCCAGCAAGTTTACCTATTCTGTCCCTTATTCCAGACAATATTTGCTTGATGTCCTTTGAATTGGCCGCGTCCTTTCTTGCTTGAGCGATTGCGGCATCAACATCGGCCTGCTCGCTGGGTTTTCTCCATTCTCCAGTATACATGAGAGTCTCGCGATCATCTTGAGAAACAGAAGTAAGATAGACTGTTCGATTCTTTGATTGTATTATGGCCTCGCTATCCTTCTTAGAAACGTTAAAAGTAACCTGTCCAGTAGATAGGTTTTCTTGCATAGAATCATTTACGTTATCGATTGAGACCTTTCCAGTAGTCGTCTCAAATACCATTCTATACTTTGGAGCATTAACGTTTAGATCTAGTGGAATCAGAGTATTACTATCAGTCACATCGCTTGCTGTGTATACCTTTACCTTGATTATGTTATCAAATGGAGAAAAGATGAATCTCAATTTTCCAGGACCAAATACAACCTCCTCAGAAGAATCCTTAGTCTTTACTAAAGAACTTTCATTAGAGACTGAAATGTTATTATTTGTAAAGAAGATCGGAACAAATTCAGTTCTAACCACCTCAGTTATGACTGGAGTAGTCGGCGCTGCTTGATTAAAAGGATTTGCCTGCCCGATTTGAGGCGGCTCTATGAATAAAGGAGTCGCTTCAAAGTTCTTCTTAATTATCTTGTTATAGATCTTTTGAGATTGCGGTTTGTCTAATAACGCAAGGTTAAGTAGTTTCTTTCCATATTTCTTAGGAGAGACTAGAGTAAAGGATCCTTCTCTAATTATCTGTTCTCCGTTTCTACGATTAGTCAAACGAACTAGATAATCTACGACTAAACTTACTGCTTCGTTCGCGTATTTTAGGACAGGTCTAAACGTGTTGGGTTCATCAAATGAATCCTCTTGAAAGAATACGAGTCGTGATGTATTGATGAAAGCACTTCCTACTTGCTCAAAAACGTTCAATTGATGAATGATGATCCAATCGTCTGACGGGTTTCTACGATTCAGGATGGAAATAAGTTCCTCAGGAAATCCTCCGTTCCATGTCATGTAGAACTCTATGAAATCTCCAGTAAGAGACTCGGCTATTGATGTACCGACATTATCGAATTCATTGCTCTGTGAGACGGTTGCTGAATAGAAGTCAGAGATCTCATAAGAATCATAATTAGTAGAAGTATTCGTATAAATAACTTTCTTCTTACCACACTCAGCAAGACCAATTGTTATTGGATTATTGTAGATGAATCCAGTTGAACCAATCGCATTTGGAGTTATCGCAGCAACGAAAGTGGTGGCTGGGTTTAATGCTGTTTTATAGTCTTCATTTATATTCTTAATCGACGGCACTAAGACATCAACATATCTATCGTAAAGCGAATTAGAAAGGAATAATGGCCTAGGATTGAATATGATCAATTCAGCAATGGTTTCTGGTGCAAGAAGAATACTAGCAAACAGGCTATTCTTACCATCATTCTCAGTGTGAGAAATAGTCAATATTAGGGAAACAAAGTTATCAAAGTCAAAGCCAGCAACAAAATGGAAGCGTACCTTATCCATCACAACATTGTAACCAGTTAAGGTAGTAGCAGTTAGATTAGAATCATATGCTAAATAGTCTGGTAACTTTTCGCTGTCCAAGTATGCAAAAGTATTGCTTCCTATCGGCACGACAGTCAAGTCCTTGATGTTACGTGTCGTGTTATATGAGCCATCATCATTGAATATCTGGTGAGAGTCGGTTAGTGAATTCTCCACTAATATGAAATCATCCGTGTAAAAATTACTGGATCCAAGTGGCTCGAACTGATATTCTGCCACACAATATGGAGTTAAACTAACGAATCTACTCTGTGCCATGCTTGTTATTTTCTTTTAAAGCTTTTAATCTTAAATAGGTAGCCTACGCTCACTTGTTGGAAAGTATTGGCTCCTAGCACTATGTTGTGAGAATTAAATAGATTCACTCCAAAGTTTATTCCGATTCCGCTAAGTTTTGAGTTTAGTCCATAACTATAAGTTCCACCGACTAGCCATTGTACTTTCTTTTCCTTGACTACTTGATATTCTTCTGGAGGAAGGCTTGTTATCTGTAAAGAATCTACTTTCAACCATTCTGGGCCAACTAATCGACTCTTCCAAAGTCCTCGCGACTCCTCAGTAAGAACTATTTGTATTGGAAGCTTACCGAATGAGAAGGTTCCTCTATATGCAGCAGTGTTCTTATTTACCCATCCGTCCCAAAAAACAAAAGGATCTTTCTCGTTAGGATACTTTAGAGAGATGTTTAACTTATTAGTATCGACAGGGTCGGTCTGACCAAAGCCTTCCACCACTTTTCTATCAAGTGTGATTATTGCACTAGTTATGCTAAGCAATTTTTCGTCCTGCTTCTTGATGGTCTGATAAAGTTCCTCATTATCTCCCTTTAACTGTTTCATAAGATCTTTCTCAGTCTTATAATAGTCCACTAACTTTGCATATCTTCCCTCAGACTCCTTTAGTAACTTATCTGAAGCGATTATTGATTTCTTTAAGTCATCTGTTTGGTCTTCAATTGATCCTTGAATCCCTGCCATTCTCCAAGCTAAGAATATGACTATTCCTATTAGAGCGGCAATTAATATCTGCTGAAACCTATTATTTCTGTTATCCATGGTGTTTGATAATTTCAAGAAGGTCGTCGGCTGTTAACTTTATGCCGTGCTCTTCTTCTATTTTATTTATTAACGAAATCTCCCTTTCTCGGTTTTGATCAAGTATCTCCTTAATGTTTTTTCTTTCAGACTCTAAACGATTTGCTTCTTGCTCAATGCGTTTATATTCCTCATGTAGCTCAATATACTTTGAGTATATCGATTTTATCTCCAATATCTCTTTTTCCATTAGTATTGTTTTATGGTTACTTCTAATCCATTCATGAGCACATGCTCTATTCTTCTTAATCTTTCTTCCATCTCACCAGTATTAAAGACTCCAGGCTGACCTCCGACTTGAGTCTGAGGAAGATCAGTAGTCATTTGAGCAGGTTGATACGAGGTTGTCGGCGTAGTGTTCTGCACAGTTTGAGAAGAAGTGGATCCTTCTTGAGTAGTTTGAGCTGAAACATTAGTAGACGTCTGATCTCCTCCTTGATTCTGAGTAAGGTTAGTCGTGTTAGAGACAGCAGTCGGAACGACAGCCGGCGTGGATTTTTCAATGGTCTCAGTCTTAACGGTTGCAGTCGAAGTTGATGGAGACGTCTCTAAAATCTTTTCTTTCTCCTTACTTGAAAGCATTTCTTTGGTTTGATTCATCACCTCCAATGCTTTATTAGTCTTGGTCGACTCTTTGAATGCTTGAACAGACTCTTTGGAAGATTCCTTAAGTTGATTTATCAAGTTTGGTCCAGTCTTTACTTTTTCAAAGTCTGGAAGCTTTCCTAATACTTCGGACTTTGTGACTTTAGCAAAATCCTTAGCTGCTTCCTTCAGTCCAGGAAGATTTAAACTTTGGCCTAATTTAGATTCAGTAATCTTTTCCATGAACTTGGAAAAGCCTCCTTTCTTCACCTTAGTCTCATTTACAGTGGACTTTTCTGATTCGGTCTTTAGGATCTTTTCAGAAGTTGAAGTAGAGGTAGGTGCCTCAACTGGAGCAGCAGGAGTAGCTGCGGGCTGAGTCTGATTAATGATAGTCGAGGATTCAGGAGAAGTAACATTTACCGGAGTCGGCTCCATTTGAACATTTAAAATGTTTTCACCTGCTACAGGAGCTGGAGGTGGAGTCTCTGAGGTTACCTCAGCCTGTGCTGACGATGTTGTTGGAGAGGCAGCTGACACGTCAGACTTAGTCTCACCGCCGGTCGTTGCTGGGTTTATTGCGCTTGCTTCGCCAGTCGGTTTTTCTTTCTTCTCTTCAGACACATTTATTGAAGAGCTAGCTGTTTTTTCTCCAGCGGTAGTAGGAGTTGTAGCGTTTAGAGGAGATTTGCCAGCATCGGAAGTTTTTTCTTCTGACTCTTTGAATGGCGCTTCACTCGTCAAGTTCATTTGAACATACTCAAAGATGTCTCGCTTGGAAAGGTCATCATCGTTTCCTTCAAGAGAATAACCAAAGCTTTTGATGTACCTAAGATCTATTATTTTTCGAAGAGTCATGGCAAGATCTACAGGATTTCCAAACGTTCCTTCTAAGCTCGTCCCCTTAGCCTTTCCTCTGGATTCTTCTGCCTCATCATCTTCAGTCTCAATTATCTTATCAAGCTGATCGAGAGTCATTTCAATTGGCGCAAGCTGCTCTTCTGCAAATCCTTCAAATTTTGGGTTATAATCTGGCCTAAATAGTTGCCATAGATCTGCGCGTAGTCCTGCAGGATCTCTTTGATTACGTTGAATAACATCAGAGTATTCACTCGCCACTTCACCCATTAGGCTAGTAATGTCATCCTCTTTACTCAAATCATATTTAAGTATCGTTTCAGGATACTTAACCATTAAGAAAGCATCGACTAACCCAAATCTATTGAGAGCTTTACGATAACTTTCATAATGAATCAAGTTATTAGAATCATATGAAATTTTTGCGTTTGCAAATACTATATCACGAATCCTAGCAAACTCAGCAGGTCTCTCTGAGTCTTTAATCTTCTTACCCAATTGAGTCGATTATTTTTATTATTTATTTTAATCTCAAGTGTTCCGGAAGGTTGACTCTTACTGGAGGAGCAGACTCCGGTACTGAGAACAAATCATTCTCTTCGTTCTTTGCCTCAGTCTCAGCATTAACGATGTTTAATAGTAAGGAATATTCAGCATATTCCAAGTTGTAAAGAGTCTCGAAGGATTGACCAAGCTTCACCGCCATGTCCTTATTGAGCTTAAATAAGCTCATCAAGTCCAGCTGAAACAATGAAAAAATCTTTGACAGTGAAGCTTCCCTCCAAAAAAATGTGGCTCTCCGTGACTTGCTTACACTTTTCACAAAGAGAAGCCGCTCGATTTAAACTTGCCTTCTTCAACTCATTAGTAAACTTGTGAATGAACATGAACTTGTTGTCTGCCCATGCATTGGAAGAGAATTTAAGATCAGTCAAGGTTTGAGGAGTAAGAGTCCTCCACTCTTGGATCAAATACGGTCCAAAGTCATAGAAGGATTCATCGACTTCAATTCCTCTAGTAAGCTCGTCGGCTCTCTTTTGTCTGAATTTTGAGTCTACTCCAATTGTCGGCATGTGAATAGTAAAAGTCTCATTAAGTTTTTCAGACACGATCACAAAGCATCGGTGTTCTTCTGAATACCATTTGATTAGCTCTTGAGGTAATTCAAATCCCTTTAAGTTCATGCTTAGTACTTGAGTTCGATTGATGTGTCCACACGTAGGTTTGTCGCACTTGATGTTCGCCCACAATTTATTTTCCTGGTTCGGAAAAGTTAATTCGTATATTCTAAATAGGATATGGTACCTGTCAATTTCAAGAAAGTCATTGAAGTTTAAAGGCCTCCCAGACTTATTATGGAATTTTGTACATGAGTTAAGGATAAAATTGATCTTATCTCGAACGTCGATTGGATCGTCCTCATCAATGGTCGACCAGTGTCTGATTTCCTTGGTTTTAGCAGATCTTAGTAGGATCTCAGCCTCAGCTGGATAAAAAATTCCCTTAGAAGGAAGAGTCTCCAGCCTTAACATCTTCCAGGTGGAATCACCGGCTGGCGATATTTCTATCTCATTAGCATAATTTGCAACCTTTCCCAAGTTAGGAGGTTCAGGTTTACTTACCTCTTCTTTTTCTTCAACTATTGTGTTTACTCCATGAAGCCTATCCTGTTCATCCAAGAATCTTGCAGCTTCTTCCTCATCTATGATTTCTGACATAATGACGCTTTTTTATCTTATATACAAAAAAGAATCAATGGTTCTAATTATGGTGTCTTTGCTTTAAGAATTTATGAAACGTGAGAATGATGAGGCACGGTGGCTTGCTCTTTCGTAGATTCTCTCAATGGTGTCTACATATACTTCAACTATCTCAAAGTTCTTGGGATTTCTAACCCAACAACGAATGGTTCCATTTGAATAGTTCGGAAGAATCTTAACGATCTTTCCTATCATGACTCTTCCCTTTTCTGAGCCTATTTGAGAGTTAACAATGATTCCTCTGACTCTGTCGCCAGGCCTAAAGAACATACGAAGCTTGCTCATCTCATCATCCAAAGGACTATTTCCAGGATCTCCTTTCACTGACATGTCAGTCAAGGGCACCTGCTTTACTGAGATTCCTGGAGTAAACTGACTCTTGCCTACTGTGAAATTAAAGTCGCCCTTTGTTCCATAGAAAGGTAGACCGTTTGCAAAGTCACGGCGAGCCATTGCTCCAAACATATCTTCGTTTATCTTCTGCATTACCAAGCGATAGGAATGACTCTCTTTTTATATCCAACAATTGTGTAATCTCCTTCTTCTACGACCTCATCACCGTTTACATCACAGAATATGAATTTTTGAAGATATACTTCGATTGTTGTTCTCCAAGGAGCAGTGGTATCTGAAAAATAAGTGATAGGATAGATTGGAGCATCATTATCTAAGTTATCTACTCCCCAGATCTTGATGTAATTTGCTGCTACTCCAGAAAGGTCTACGAATTCTACTTTGAACACTGGTCCTCTGGCGAATCCATGTTGAGTGGTGTCACCGATCTGCCAGTAACCTACTGTTGTTCTTTCAGTTGAAGGTCTTCTTCTATCCGCACTAACAAAGGTTGGTGAGTAATTTTCTCCAGCAATTAGGTTAATCAATTCAGTTCCGCTATTGATCATCATCTTTTAGTTTTTTATATTGCGTTTCCAAATAGCACTAGAGCGCTCACTCTAACTGAGTAGTTAGGATTCGGATTGGACAATTCTATTTTATTTATTAGGTGAGAGGGCTCATTGGATTTAGGATTAGTGAACATTGAGAAGAATGTATACAATGGATAGTCAGTATAATTCAATCCATCAAATGTCTCAATAGTAAGAGTCACATTCTTATCCTGAATCAAGATCTCCTCTGAGTTATTATCCTTTGCTGGATAGGTGACTTTAAGAAGTATCCCTCTAGCATATGCCTTACCGCTTTCCAAGTTAGTAAGAGGAGACATCATCATTAAGTTATTATCAAATAATGTGGTCAACCCACCGTCTGCCATTAGAGTGACTCCAACACAAGAATAGCCGTCTACTGGAAACGCAAAATCATTTAAGCAAAACTCACCATGTACGTCCTTTCCCTCAGCAATGCCAAAACATTTGTTATCAAATAACTGAAGTATTGCTTGGCTGCCGTGTCCTCCACAGCAATCACAAACATCGTTTAAGTTAGGAATCATTGGATTTCGCTTTTTTTTATTTATTTACGAAAATCTGAGTCTTCTCCTAGCCTTTGCGTTTAAGTTGTTAGAATTGGTTGTAGATTTAGTATTTTTAGCATCAGCCGTCTTATTGGAGTCAGCTTTAGTCTCTTCAACTATTTGAGAGTCTTCAACGAGTTCAGGCTCTATTTCTGAAATTGGATCATCTTCTGGCTCAATTACATCATTCGGAGTTTCGTCCAAATCTCCATATTTAATAAAGAAGTGTAGACACGTAAGGGATATTAGAGGTAAAAGTCCTCCTTCCAAAACCGCTAAGAATCTTCTCTGAGAGACAGTGTCTGCCGTATCGAATCCCATTCCATCAAAGAGAGGAAGAGTTAACTCAGCCCAATCCTTGAATTCTTTAGAGCTCACATCGATCTCAGAATAACTAAAGAATATGTTTCCGATGAATTGTATCAAAGTCACGATGATGAACACGAACCAAACGGAGAATCCTTTTACTTTTACTGAGGACGCTGCGATCGCGGACATTGCAGCGATTTCTACAGCAATTGAAAGATATACTGCCCAGCTAATTGGATTCGCCAAGTCATACCACGATACTACGTGAGATATTGAAATGATCGCAACTGATAGTATAGGAACAAGAAAAGCCAATCGAATGATTAGCCTCTTGTTTTCGTTGAACCAATTAGTCATTAGATTCTATCTTATTTTTAATGTCACTAAGACTGCTCTTTCCCTTGTCTAAGTCGTCCTCATAGATTAGATAATTGAACATGGTTCTCTCCATCTCGTCTCTTACTTGTTTAGTTGTAGCGTTCTCTTCCACTCTTGTTTCAAGGGACTTGATTCTTTTTTCTAGAGCTCGAGTGTCTTCTTGAATGTTTGCAATCTTATTAGATGTGCAGCTCTTAGCTAAATAAAGCAATAGAAAGAGGGCAGTACTTAACTTCCAACCTTCCTTCTTTAAAAAATCTGTAAACTTCTTCATAACTCTATTATTTATCTTACTAGTAAATATCCGAGGCTCGCAGTCGCTACAAGAAGGCTTGCCAGGTAAGCAATCGAATATCTTAAGTCCTTTTTACTGTACTTGGAAAAATTGAATCCTATCTGCAAAACGTATCCATAAAAGTCATCGTTCTTTATTCTCTCATATTCTACAGTTATAGAATCCAGGATGCCCTCCTTTGTGAGAAAGTCATTATAGCGATTCATTTTCTCAGAAATAAGTTTTAGCTCTACTGATTCTTGTGAACCCTCCGAATAGAGTAACAGTTCAGGGTTTAAGTCTATTCCCAAATACAAGTTAGCGTCTGAATCAGCTTTGAAACCTATCTGGTCAAGCTTTCCCGCTTCATTGAGCTCAAAGATTATCTTTTTGTAGGTCTTATACTTTGAGAGCTCATTCAAGTTTGCTCTCATCTTCCTGTATGCGAATATTGGAGATAAGTAATTTAGATTCATAACATCGATTTTATTTTTTCGACTAGGTGAGGATTCTTTTGAATCACTGAATTTTTTATGTCAAGTCTTATCTTTCTAAGTTTTGTCTTGACTGTATTTTCGTTGATCTCATAGTCGATTGCGATCTGTCTGACCTTCTTATTCTTGATCATCTTATCGATAGCAATGTTTTTTAGGAGAGGATCCTCTATGAGATAGATCTCATCAACCGTTGTGTTATAGAGATCATCAATGTCGGTGTGAGAGTGGTTCGGATCAAGGAAGTCATCTTCGCGATCGACTTTAGCGTACATAACGTCGATATCATAGTGGCTGTGCTTTTTCTGAAGATGTAGGTAATATAGGGTCTCGTTTCTAGCGATGGTGTAGATCCAAGTGGTAAATCTACCCTTTTCAAAGTCAAACTGTGCTATGTTCTTAAAGATCTTTTTGAGGGTCCACTGTAGTGCCTCCTCAGTATCGATCTCGTTCTTACAGAACTTCCAGATATAATACTTTAATTTTGGATAAATTAGCGTCGCAAGCTCATTACGTTCTCTTTCTGAGTTTTCTTTAGTTAATAAAATTTGCGATATTTCTTGAATTCTTTCATTGATTTTGTTGTTGGTTGACTCGTATTTCATAATTTTAGTTTACTTCCATGTGTTTATTTTTTAGGGCGTTGATTATCTTTAAACATTCAGCGCATTTTTCATACTCTTCGCAGGATTCATAAAAAGTGATCGCGCCTTCTAAACCGGTGATGAACTTGTCCCGAGAAAGGTTGATCGTATATTCTGTTTCGTTTATAGAGATCCTTACAACCGTCACCTCGTTCTTTGTTTTGTCCAAATAGTGTTCCCTAATGGATTTAAACAAGTTGTCGTAAATCTCGATCTGATGGCGTTTGAAGACTTCATCAAGTCCTATGTCGCCTTGAAATTTTAGCATGTTCATAATGTAATATTAAATAATTTGCTCAAACAAATAATACTAAAAAAATTAGTCTTTAAAAAATTTTCCTTTAATATTTTTCATTTTTTGTAAAGCTTCTAGGTCAAAGACGTGTGGAGACCTATTCAGGGCAGTCTCTGCACCCTTTTCAGTGGAGTTCATTCCTCTAAGAGCATCGTAATCATAGAGAGGCTTGCTCTGTCCAGACCTAAAGAGATTAAAGATCTTTTCCTCAACCTCTTTGTGATATTCAGGCGACATCGCTTCATACGTAAGAGTAGCTAGATCCCAGTATTGAGACGAATCAAAGAAAGGAGTTAGATTGACGCTAGTCATTGCCAAGTCATCGTTTCCGTTTTGTCCGCGATAAGTTCCTCCCTTAGATTTACCAAAGGACATGAGCTCCATGATGGTGAGGTAATCCGTAGGTATGATCTTATTGATGGAGATCCAATACTTAAATTTTTCACAATATCTTATTTTATTAGTCGGCCCTAACCTGAGTCCAGGCTTGGGATGCACCGCCATTTCAGTGTGCTTAGTGTGCACCAATTGTGAAGTCCAATAGTCTTCGTTATCCATTAGACGATTGTTGATGATCTCTCCCTTGTGATTCATTTCCAAGACTATTCTGACTTTGTCTGGATTGAATATTCGATACGTGATGTATTCGACTGCTGCAGCGAATTGGTTTATGTCAATCTCGTTCGATCTTAAGTGTCCTATCTGCACCAGTGAGACTGTGTCTAGTTCGCTTCGAATCGCGTCTTTTTTCTTTAATAGCTCCCTTACTGGCATCGCGACCACCTTGTAGATGTTTAGCACTGAGTAATCTCCGCCCACTCCATCTGCAGTATCTATTGAAAACACATAATATGCAGGATCAGTCTTAAAGTCATGAATAGATCTCTTCGCATAGTTTGGGTGTAACGTAAAATAATCGTTTATGTATGCCTGATCCTCTCCCAGCACGAATCGCGAGTTCTCATAATTACATTTGATATTATAGAGCCTCTTTAACTCATTGGAGTTTAATAAGAGCTGATCTGAAGAGAAGAATTGAAGACCGTATTCTTGATTAAAATCTTCAACTGATCCAAGATTAGCAATTACTTTTTGTTTCCATTCCTCGTCTCTACCTGCAATCTGCCACCAATCAACTCTTAGCGGAACGTAGTCGCTCTCACTGGCTATCGCATCTGCCCAAATATCATAGAACTTATTCTTTCCGTTTGGAGTTGAAGTAATGATCGCTTTCGCCTCAGGGTCAGCAGTGATTGTTGGAAGTATTGCCTTATAGAAGTCATTTAGGTTAGACTCGTTAATGTGGGCAAACTCATCCATGTAGAGCAAGTTTACTGAGAGACCGATACCTGACTTTTTAGTAGTTGTTCGGGCAACTACTCTACTGTCGTTATCGAACTTAATGTTTCCGCTATTGATGTGTTTAATTCCTGGTTTCATAAAGAATGGTAATCCATCTAGTCCTATACGAAACTTATCAATAAGTTCTCGAGTCGTGGTAAAATTATCAGCAACAATTAGTGCAGTCTTCTCTGAATGGAATAAGAGGAACCAGAGAATAAAGATCGCAGAGGTCACTGACTTTCCAGTCTGTCTACTTGCCATAAGAATATTGAACTTATTAGCCTTAAATGACTGGAGAATCTCCTCTTGGAAGTCTCTTAGTCCTCCAGCATCCTTTACTAGTTGAATTCCATCACCAGTCTGTATGTTACAGTAATTCCAAGCAAAATATAGAAGATCTAATTTACATTTTTTAAGCTCTTCCCACTCCTCTGGTGTGTATTCAAAGGGCAGGTTTGCCCTCTTTAGATTTATGTCATTGTCTTTGAATGGAGAGTTGTGTAAACCCTTGATATCCATACCATTATCGATCTCTTCTAAGAGCTTGTTTATTCTCTCAGTCGTCCATATCGAGGTGTTAGTATCATCAGATGCACCAGAAAGACCCGACACTCTTCTGGGCGTGAACGCCCCACGACTTGACATAATATCTTTCATGTGATTAAATTATTTCAGTTAAGTCAATAAAATCATCCGGTGCCTCATCGTCCCCAAATTCGATGTTTCTTTCACGCATTAGTTCTGATTTCTTGCTAGGATCCGTTAGTTCTCCAGGGCGGTGTCCATCGCCTTTAGTATTTGCAGGTAAGCTCTTAATCACGTTCTTTGTTCCGACCGTAATAAAGAACTGTCCCTCTTCTGGACTTGATCCAACTATGTCTGATTCAGGATTGACTGACGGTTTTGAATTTAAAGATCGATATGTGTCTTCTAAAAAGAGGACATAGTTTGCCTGCATCTTTGTGATGGATGCCATCTTATCCTGTAACTGTCCCATTACCTCAATCAAACGAGGGTGAGTGTTTCCAGAAGTTATCTCTTCCATCACCTTGATGATGGTGATCTTGATAGTCTTTAGCTGGAAGAAAAGGTTTGAGATATTGATAGTATCTAGCTCCTTTTTGTGTTTAGCATAGTCGTTCTCCTCAAAGACTCCAATATCTACGAAATTCTTAAATAGTGAATCAGTTATCTCACGAGCCTTTTTAGTGAACTGATTGCTCATGTCTTCAAAATCATATGGGCTCTCAGGTCGAGTCTTTTGCGAGATCTCATTATCTACAACCATGTCATCGTGAGTCTCAGTACCTATGCTCTGTAGGAGAGAGCTTATCTCATCCCTTAGGTGGGCACGATTTTCTCGGCTCATGCCGGATTTTTTACCTGCAGACATATTAACGAATTTTAGTTTCGTACTTTTCTAGAGCTGGGTTCGCGTGGATCTTGATCTGTTTTACTGACTCAACCCATTCATAAACGACCTTCTCTACTTGCTCTAAAAAGTAGTCCAACGTCTCGTTTGCACCAAACATCTGGGAGGAAAGAGTCCTCTTAAGAATTTGACCCTTATAATTGAATCCCAAGTTTTTGCGATTCTCTCGTCTTTCGTATATCGGTCGATATATGCTATCTTTTACCATATTAAATCATTTTTTAGGTCTTGCTACAATGTCTTTTATCTGGATGTTTACCGGTCCGAGTGCATCCTCGGTGATTCCAGTAGAGTAAACGTTTCCGTATCTATCGCTAAATCCTCCTCGAATTATTGGAAGTTCCTGAACGTCCACTATTATGTCATTAAACTCGTCGACTCCAACGTCTGGTGCGCTTGGGTTAGCTATTTTTGCAACCTCATTCTTTCGACAGACAATGTTTACAGAGACTGAATCGACTCCGTTCACCTCCTCAATGAGCTTTATTAAGTCACTCTTTGGAATTCTAGTGAGTCGTGTGTTCTGAATGAAATAGTCTCCGAGCCCATTGAGAATGTCTCTCTTGATGATTTCTGTCGAGACGTCATCGAACACGATTATTGAAGTATTGATCACGTATTCGCTAGGAATCGGGTCGACTATTCTAATGTCAGTTGAGATCAGCTTGGATCCAGACTTTTCGATGTATGCAAGAAGCTGATTTTTCTGATAGTCTGTGAGTATGAATCTCTCGATTGCAGCACTAAAATAGTCCTGTGCGGTGCTGAAGGTCTTTCGGATATCAGGGATTAGGAATAGGTTTAGTATTCGGCTATCCACTTCATCGAGATAGACGTTGATTATGGAGAAGAGCTTTAGCTTTCTAAGCACGCTCTCATAGTGATCAACATTGACTAGGGCAAAACTCTTTGATTGTTTTGGCGCGATTAGTCGAGTAAGCTTAGAGTCTTCAGAGTTTGCTCCAAAGAAAGGAGGATTCGTTGTTGTGATCTCTATGTACTTGTTTAGATCGATCTCGTCTCCTAGAATACTAAAACCTGTATCAATGAATTCAAACAGTATCGCAGCCTTGTCTTGAGTCTGAATGTTCCCGTTTGCACCCTCAGTGATAAGATACTCAACATCAATATCGGCTCCACGGGTAGGAATCTTTCCATAACTTCCATTTCCAAAATAGATATCTAATCCGCTGGTGATCCCAGTCTTAGCGATAAATCCTTTTTCTCCCCTAGGCATGTCTAGGATAGAATTATACTTGGTCCATTTTTCACCATTAACATAGACGTTCACTAAGAAGTTATCCATGTAAAAGTTTTGAGGGCTACCTATTGAGAAGCTTTCAATCGGTTCGCCCTTAGCCGTCACTCTCTGGTTTTCAACGATCCCTTGACGAATTCCGATTTTGATCCCGTTATTCGATCCATTGAAGGAGAATTTTATCTCGTCCTGAGGAAGGTCTAACACATAGATGAGTCCATTTCTCTTGCATCTTAGCTTAGTAAGGTTTGGAATGATCACAAGATCAGTGTCAGGTGGCTCCATTCCTGCAATAGTGGATAGGCTAATCTCCCCGACCGCCGAGACTGCTCGGCTTGGGTTATGGCCGGTAAGAGAAGCCAATGAGTAGACTGAGGTCAAGCGTGTCGCTTCATTTATGTTAAGCTCGGTGATGGAGTCCTCAATGTAATAAAATACCAATTGAGTAAGGTTTTCAACCACCAGCAATAACTGTCCAAATGGAGAGGCTGACGTGAATACTGCTTTACTCTGACCGTACTTTAGGGTCAGGTAATTTATGGTGTCTCTTAATATGTCTTCAACAAAAAAACTTAGAGTCTTAAAGATCTTGTAGTTATCTACAACTTTAGCCATTATTCGAATCTATTTATTTTATTTATTCATTTTTTGGCTGGGCTAGCCTATTGATCTAATACTTCGTTGTGTCTAAAAGGATTCGATTAGATAAATAGAATAAAGATTGCTAAGATGTTTAAGTCCCTGGACAAGAAAGACATATATGATAATTCAAGCATTGGGTTCTGCTTTGAGTTCTTTTCTCCGATGAGAAAGATGGACGCTGCAGCAAAGATTGCAAGAGCACTGGGTAAAAAAGTAAAGTGGTTTAGCACAATTGATCCTAAGTTTGAAGCGACTAATGAGACTTTTTCTCTATCACCTACCTATTCGAACGGCTATAAGGAAATGAGACTCTCAACGGGAATGCTTCCTTATCAAGAAGGTCTTCACATGTTCTTAAAGATCTCAAACATCATAGAAGCAGTCGGCTTTACCACAGATAGATGCAGAGTAACGACCAGAATCAAGATAAATGAGACTGCTTTGAGTTTACCGGTAAGAATGGACAAGTTGAATAGGGTGAAATATCTCTTGGGATTGAACGAAAAAAGGCTATTTGAATTATGGCCACAGCCAGAGAATGACCGACGTCTAGTTTATCAGAATCAGATAAATTTCATCAGACCTAAGCGACTCTATGAGACGATCTTTTCTCCAAACGTTGTGAAAAGAGCAAACCTGATGGATCTTAGCATACCAGAATCTGATTTTTTCGGAAATGATTTTTCTGAGATCGGTAGAGGAAAGCTCAAGATCAATTACATAGGAGGAAAGGATTACACTAAAAAGAAGAAAGAAGCGGTTGAGGCAATCAACCTAGTCATAGATCACCTTTATGAGACTCTTAAAAATAACTATGATTACACTAATCAGGAGGACATTCGCATCTCTGGAATAGTGAATGAATTCAAGAGCGCTATTGATTCTACTAGAAATCCTCTTACCTTTAAATCTTCTTACCCAAACATCGGGCTGTATGTTGACCTTAAGTCAGACAAGTATTCAGTAGAGGCAGGGTATCCTCAGATCAGGGAAAAGGTATACCAATTGGTGGTAGGCGGAGGAATCACAGAAGGTCACATAAATTACGATACATACAGGGGCACCATTCAAGTAAAGGGAGCAAAGCTAAAAAGAAGTATTGTCTTGGAGGGAGTGGAATTCTTTGATTGCGAGATCGAAGGAGACATTAAAGGCTGCCTTCTCGATAGATGTATAATTAGAAACTCCAAGCTCACTGAGTGCTCCATCCATTACAGTAACCTAATCAAGTTCTCAAAGGTACTAGACTGTGACTATTTAGGAGAGTCAAATGAGATCATATCTAGCTTCTTGGATAACTCCATAGATAAGCCGATAACTGGCAATCTTAAGGAATGCGTGATAAATAGGGGAAAGCTTTCTCTTTCCTGTAAGATGGACGACTCTACTAAAATTATTCAACCATAAATAAGTATAATGTCTGGTGCTTGTTTTGCAAGATAAATAAACAAAATAAGCTGATACTAGGATGGCCGTCTATAATAATTTAAAGGCGATACGACGATTAACTAATTCAAGTTTAACATCAATCATTGATATAACTAACCTAAATTTTAGGAGTCTTTCTGACGCAAATTTAGAGTTTCTTAATAATATCAGTTACGATGAGACTTTGAATGCCTTCACTCTTTATGAAGGTAACTTTGATTTCGTAAATATCACCGACACACTTAGTCTAAAATTGGACGGGATTCCGACCTTTACTATCGACTCTTTGGGTAGGGCTGAGGGCCAAGAGCTCTTGGTTAAAGTTGCCGAGACTAAGAGATTACGACTGACTGATTTTCCTGACTGGCCGACTGTCGGCGTTCCTGGTGAGATAATTTACACAGGCATTCAAAACCAAAGACCCGAATTTGGCGAAGATTTTATCGGTTACTTACAAGGAAGAGGCTGGGTGAGCTTGACTGATAGTCAAGGCACTGGCTATCTTATTCTTACTTTATTAGAAGGAAGTCCACCAGTTCCTCCGTGTCCTGGTGCAAATAAAGCGACGATATGGGTAGGACCTCCAGGATACGCCACTAACTCAGTCCCTACAAGTCAAACTATTTATTTCACTGATGAGAACTGTGATGTCTATGACTTGATGTCTGGAGGAGGCGGCGGTTCAGGTAGCTGCGGATATTTCACGATCGACAACTTTACAGCGAACGTACCTCAAACGATCAACCATAACTTAGGTACACAAAACGTGCAGGTTCAGACGATAAGAACTGACACTGGAGAATTAGTTGATGCCTTTGTAAATAACTACCTTAGCAACAGCGTAGACATCACCTTTTCCCAGACTATTGCTGCTGTTCGAGTTGTTGTGATTAGTGCAGAATGTGGAGGAGGCGGCGGAGCGGTTGAGGTTCTTCAAGACGGTACACAAGTAGTCGCGGCAGCGACCGCGATAAACATAGTCGGTCTTGGAATAGAGGCAACTACTTCTACTCCAGGTCAAGCAGACATCTCAATAAAACAGGGAAATAAGAAATACATTGCTCCTAGTGAGACTTTGACAATTGATGCAGATTATCAGTACATGATCTATGGAAACTTTACGGTTGAAGGAGTAGTCGACAATAGTGGAGAGGTTGTGATCATGAACGGAACTCTTAGTATACTCCCAGGAGGACAGTTCAATAACTTGGGTCTAGGGACGTTAACGATCGTTAACCTTGCGACTGGAGATTCATTCTTAGGAGCAGTAAAACAATTTACGTCCACTGCATTGGTACCAGTCAACATTTCTCACAACTTAGGTACTTCCAACTTTGTGTTTAATGCATACGATAGCGGAAGCCTTATCGATATCGATTACACGATAATTGACAGTAATACCATTCAAGTGACGACTACTGGAAACGTTAGTGCTGGAGTGATGATATTCCAGGCAAAAATATAATTAAGTAAATGGCATCAAAGAAAGTTTATTCAGATCTATATGCAGACGGCGAGATAACTGGAAAGAAGATCACAGTTGATGGAGAGTATTCCTTGCCTCTAACTGACGGATTAGCTGGCCAGCTCATTTCGACTGATGGAGTGGGAAACCTTTCATTCGTTAACATCTCATCTCTAGGTTTGCTTAATCCTTCTAGCATAGTAAACGGCACAGGATTAACGTGGACTCAGATCTCTCCGGGAATATTACGAGGCGACGTTAGTCTTTCTCCATTTAGCACGACTAACCTAGTTGAGGGAAGTCGTCTCTACTTTACTAACGAAAGAGTTGACGACCGAGTCAATGCTCTACTTCTTGCTGGGACTGGAATTACTAAGTCATACAATGATGGAGCAGACTCCCTGACTCTAGGAGTCACGCTAGTACCATTTAGCACTACTGATCTTGTAGAAGGGTCTAGGCTCTATTTCACGAACGAGAGAGTGGACGATAGAGTTGCAGCATTAATTCAAAACTCA